GGGTTTAGTACCATACGTAGCACTTCACCGTTACACACCCATACGTTAGCACTTACTTCATCTAGCTCTTTTAGTTCACGCGGTACGTTGACACCATGCTCTTCTAGCATGTCTACGTCTACATATCCCCAGAACTCTAGGACTTCCCAACGTTCAGAGTCAGGCTGTGCCTGATCATCGTCCATTGTCATTTCCCAGTGTTTCTGCACATAGTCTGGTCCTTTAGCGACAGCCATATCAATGCCATCATCCATAAAGTAAGGACGCTGCTTTAACGCACGTAATTGCGTACGTGACATCTTGTGACGCTCGACTACATACTCTGCATCAGACATAGACGTAGCTTCTGGGTCTGGATAAAAGTTCCACACAGATACGTGATTACACTCAGGTACAGTCTTGATCAGAGGATCGTACTCACCTTCGTCATTCCAGTTAGGATATTCTTTATCTACGGCAAACGGGCCTTTCATAACGCCTGTGCCTAGTAGAGCCATTTCAAACGCCATAGAGCGCAGATGTACAGATGCACCGCTTTCGTTTAGCTGATCGTGAATCTTCTTTTCCATCTTCTTAGCTGCAACCATTGCAGGATGGAACGTAACAGTAGATGCAGTAGTACCTGCACCCTCTACAACTTTCTCAGAAACAGGCCCAAGCTTATCTGATAGTGGACCTAGACGCTTACGCATGTCGTAGACAGTTTCACCCGGCTCTAACGTGCGTTCACCGTCAAAGAGGTATGGTGATGAAGGACGATCCTCTGTAATAGCGTTAAGGGCGTTTCCTGCGGCTGCTGCGTTAGGATCAACGTTGATGTGTACTGACTCTGCTACACCATCAGGCAGAATAGATGGATCAACAGTTAGAGGGAACTTATTGTTACCAAACAGTACGTCCGTAATCTGACCGTAAGCTGCTAGTGTCTTAGTCTTAGTAACCTTAACAAATACACGTGACTTTTCTGAGTCAGTAAACTGCACATCAGGACCGTATAAGCCACGATAGTTACGGTAAGCACGTAGCCAACGATCTTCGTCCTGACGACGAGAATCCTCTGATCTACGGAAGCGTTCTTGAACGAAGCCCACAACACTAGATGCCTCAGTAAAGATGCTATCTGTCGTATCTTCTGCTGCTACGACATCATCTGTGTCAAAGTTTAATTCGTCATTCTCTGCCATATTTAGTATCCAAATGTTGAGTCGCTTGCCTGAAAGCCTGTGCGCTGTGTTGCGGGACTGTAATCCCAAATACTGTGACTACGTGGACGTGTCATTACACCATAGCGTAAAGCATCATACAAGTGGTCTTCTGCGTTAGTGTCTACGTCTTCTGGGTTTCTCTTGTCTAGCGGTATGCTAGGGATTTGTGCAATAGTGTTGGTGCAGTTATCCATAAACACCAAACGAGGCTTTTCAGTGAATTCATCAACCTGTAAGCGTCGATGCAATTCGTTTTTCCCCGCGACACGTGACCCTCTACTGCGATCTGATGGACGCCAACGACACCCTTTCATGATCATTTGTTCTGCTAGGGATGGGCCAGTGTCGCCACGGTTGTGCCATAAAGAAGAGTCAAGCACACCGTATCTAATACCACCGTCATGTTTCTCTACGTCTAAGATCATATCAGCTAGGTCTGTAGCTGTAACCTTAGACACATACATCTCACGATATACAATTAGTTGTTCGTCAGGGGCCACAGCAATCCATAGAACGCCAGTATAACTACCATAACCATAATCGCAAGCCCGGAACTTAACCCAAGTGTCAGGAATCTCGAAACTCTCAACCACATGAATATCACGACTGAACTCAGGGAAGGCTGCACCTTCGTTGATGTCCCAGTTTCCTTCGAGTAGCTGTTTCCTTTGGTGTTCTGGGAGCGATAGTAGCATCGCTTCGTAGTCACCTGCGTCTGCCAAGTATGGGTTATCAAACAAACTTGCAGGTATAAACCTACGCTTAAACAGAGGTTGACCCTCTTTAGAGTGTCCTTTAGGGAAGGTGATGGTTTCCCCTGTTTCGAGGTTGGTAGCCCAAAACGCCTTACCAGCAGGGTTAGGGTCAATAAACATCTTTTTAACCCACGCATGTCCACTTCCTCCGGGGTTTGTCGTATCCAGAGTCTTCCACCTTGGGGTGAAGTCCATTGTGACTTTCGCTCTGACCATTTGATACCGGGTACTGCACGTGGGTATAGCTCCTGAGACTTTTGGATTAGTTCTCTTAGCTCTTCTGTAGTGTGACGTACAAGTAGACCAGAGAAGTTAGGGTTGTTAAGACCGTGTAAAGGGTCTGCAAGCATCGCATAAGACTTACCGCCACCTGCTGCCCCACCATATAGAACCTCACGCTCTGATGCGCTTAGAAAGAACGTCTGAGGGCCGGGGTTCGGCTTGAACACTACATCCTGTGCAGCCTCGACATCAAACTCAGGTTCTTTTGCTCTGGCAGGAACAGTCTCTATTGGGGGTGTGACCGTTTCCTCACTCTTTGTCTGAGTACGCCCCGACCCTGCCTTTTTCGAGCTTCTCGATTTCTTGTAACTCGCGGCCTGTCTGTTTTGTCAGCCATCTGGCTACATCACGTAGACTATACTGTTTTAGATGCCGTTTAGCAAGCTCTAATGCTTCTAGCTGTTCTGGGATGGGGCGTAAAAGGTTTTCGTTCTCAGGGTGTATCTCATATCCGTATGGCACTTTGTTGCTTACCCTAGCAATAACATGCCACTCTCGTTCTTTACCCTTCTTTGGTCTAGGCAGTTCCCAATAGCCTAAATCTCTATCGTTGTTGTTGAATGTTGGCAATTACTCATTGTCACCTTCTTTTGGGGGCAGATAAAAGATACCCCCACTAGAAGAAGAGACATCTACTTTATCAACTTTACCAAGTCCTGCACGATCTAGCAAGTCTTTAGCTGCTGACATCTTATCTTTGATACCTAGTTCAGTAGGATCATATAAAGCACCAACCATAGCCATAGCAGCTTTGGGTGCAGTACGAGCAAAGTAAGTACGTGTTTTGTCTGCGATTTCATCTTTCAATGCCTCTACAATGGCTGTAGTGCTAGAGTTATCACCGTATCCAGCTAGTTTCTTAGCTGCTACAACGTCACCACCTGCCTCGTCAAACAAGACCTCTAGGAACCGTTGTTGTTTCTCTGTTAGCGCTCTTGCCATATTACACCTATAAGGGATTATCTGCTAGTTCATCATACGCTTTCCAGATGTCATCAATCTCTGTTTGAAGTACATCTAGCGTATCACCTAAGCCATCTGTGATAGTCGTAGCTTTATCTACTTGACTACGCAGGTCTAGCAATATCTTCTGTTGCTCTAGGATTTGTTGCATGTTAGTGGATAGCTGTGCCAGCTTTGTATTTAGGCCACGAACATCATTGTCTACTACTGCTTGCTCTAGTGTTTGAATACGTGAAGATAACTCGCTGGCCTTCTTATCAAAACTAGCAGACTTATCTACTACTTCTTGAATACCAGCTTCAACCCCATAGAAACGTTGCAGTGTGTCATAAGACCACCACACTCCTCCAGCAACGGAGGATAAGACAGGGAGGCCGACAGCGACCATCCACCCCTTAATATTATATCCACCGATGCTAAACTCGTAGCTCATTGTGTTGGGTATCCACCATACTGTTTAATATACTCACCAGCAGCATATACATCATCAGCACTCTTCATGTCTGGTGTTAGGTATCCTTGGAAACCTGTACCAAAGCCATCCCATACAATCACAAACTCATCAATGTTCTGTGTGTAAGTGATAGCAGTATAGCTACCTACCATGAAGTTACCTTGTGCTGCGTAGTTGTCTACTGTAGCTGTTAGTTCGTCATTGTTAGCAGCAGCCATAAAAGCACCCGCTTGTTGAGAGAACTCTGCTACTGCTGCAATAGCCTCATTGTACTCATCTACTTCTGCTGCGTCAATACTATACGCATCTGTGCTTAACATATCCTGTATTTCTACTTGCTCAGGCTTTGTATCAGCTTCACTGGCTACAGAGGTTATCTCAACCGCTGTCATGATTACAGATGTAGCTGCTGTTAGGTCATCTACTGCTGTAGCCAAGTTATTCATAGCTGCTGTATGTTCTTGCATGAACAGTTGCTCTGCTGTCTCAGCAATAGCGTAGTCATGTGTAAGTACAAGGTCTTTAGCTTCTAAGTAACGCCCTAGCTCTTCTGATGTGATATACGAGTTATCCATCGTGCCGTCTTGAATGACACCACCGATAGAAGCGTAACCTACAGCACCAACACTACGAATAGTACCATCTATAAGACGATCCTGAATGTCGTTGATAGAGCCGATCAGATAATCAATCTTCTCCTGCCCCGTCATCTCGTAAGTCGGGTTTATTTCTGCGTTTGAAGGCATCCCAAAATGCTTTGTCCAGTTCGTACCCTACTATGTACTGCTCTGGATTCTCCCTGTATTTAGCTATAGCTGCTTTCCCCATAAGAAGTTTACCTGTCGTAGTGTTCGCTATAGGGCATGGTGTGTTGGCTAACATCATACTGCGAAACACTGTAGGGTCTTGGCATAAGATGCTGATCGCTGATACCTGTAACCCTAGTCCACCTACCTGTTGTGGTAATCCTAATAGTCTAGCGTTCTTTCTGCGGTTACAGTGTTCATCCTGCTCCATGCGACCGTTTGACACACCCATCATGGTAATCTGTATGCCTGTACTCCTGCTAATCAAACAAGAGTCGTTACCACCTGACCCCATTACAGTAGGAGCTATGGCTGACATGACTGGCGCTGGGCTACCTGCACCTGTAGCATTGTAGTTATTCGTAACAGTCTCATCTACATTGTTACTGTCTACAGTGCTGTTCTCGTTGCTAGTAGAGAAATCCCCTGTAACGTCACCGCCCAGCGCACTCGTCGCCAAGAGTATTACGAATGTCGCTATCTTCACACATGAGTTGTAGAGCGGCATCCTCTTGTCCAATAAGTGCGAGGGTTTGTGCATTCTGGTTTCTCTGACATACACTATCCTCTGGTTTGCAAGAAGCTGTGTATGTTATAGTATTACACCCTGTAACCATAGTTATACTCAAAGTTAACAAGATTACAATTGTTGGTTTAGTTGTCATTATAAATGCGGTAACGAATCTCGCCACGAGTAAGTCCTAAGTCTTTTAACTGACGATCTGTCATGTTGCTTAGTAGGTAGTAGTCTACACGACGTTTGTTTGATTCTTCGATTGCTTTCCATATTTTACGAAACATTGCACTATCCCTTTCTATTTGTGTGCAGGGATAGTTATACACATGTATATACAAAATAGAATTGCTAGTTAGGAATACCCGCTACCCTACTGGCACAAAGGTTTCTGTTACAGTTAGAATGGTATCTACATGACTTGCAGTAGCAGGGGTGACACGGATTTCATCATTAGGCTGCAACACAAGGTCAATGTTAGGAAAACTAAGATAGTCACCTGCTGCAATGTTTTTACCTGCTAGAAAATGAGATGTGTAGTTATCTGCAGATACATACCACTCTACTTCTACGTCCACATTACCAGAGCTACCATTTACTACGTGAATAAACGTTACCTCTGCCACACAGTTAGCAGGGCAAGTGTACACGGTTTCTGTTGTAGTGCCTGTATTATGACCGTACACAGATTTGATACGTGCTGGTTTGCCCTGACTGGTAAAGGCCATTAGTCGCCATCCTCTACGTATGTCCATGCCTCGTCTACATCTGGTGTATCAGGGTTATCACCCCGTAGTGTACCATCTGCATTACGCGCACGTACCTTCTTTAGCTTAGGTGCAGCCTTCTTCTTGGGCTTAGGCTTGTCCATCTCAGCCTGTTCAGCCTGACAAATAGCCGTTACATTAGGGTCTTTACTCTGTACGTTACCGTAGTTGTCTTCACCTGCTGATTGGTTGCCCATAGAGTCCCATACGTAGCCATGCTCGTCTACACGATACCCTGCTGCTTCTAAGGCTTTCTGGTATTTGTGATAAAACTTCATTATTTACTCTTTTTGATAGGCTTTGATGCAGGGTTAGATGCACCACAGTAACCGCCTTTGTTCATCTTTGTGGGTTTCTTAGTCATACCACCACATGAACACTTACCGCCTTTTCCACAATTACACTTCATTTGCGTTTCTTTCCTGATGCTGTTGTTGACCATTTGACCTTTTTAGGTCCAGTTTTCTTAGCTGCTTCTTTTTTGCTAATCTTTCCTGCGACAGCCTTGGGCCGACACGCTGGATAGGGGCGCTTGGACTTACTGGCTGAACTACGTCCACAAGGTTTGCCTGTCTTAACGTCAGTCCACTGTTCACCGAACCATTTACCAAGGCCACCCTTTTTACTTTTTGACTTTGTTGGCTTTGCTGCCACTGTACTTACCCCCACGTGCTTTATAGGTTTTAGTCAACCACGCAGACGCATATGCGCTAGGCCATACGTCAAACTTCTTCTTAGCTTCTGCCTTTACACGTGCGTATAGTTTCTTGTTAGTAGGTGTAGGCATTACCACTTAACCTTATCTGCCCAATACGCAGCAGACATCTTACCTTTAGAGATGTTCTTACCGTGCCGTGCTTTGAAGGATGCACGTTTCTTTTTCATCTTATCAGATTCACCAGCTTTAGGTTTACCTGCAGTCTTAGCACCCTGTTCACCAAAACGGATAGTCTTAACCTTGTCACCCTCTTTAGCCACAACTACGTGCGATTTCTTCGGGTGGTTAGGTGTTCGCTTTGGTTTGTTGAACCCGGATACACCAGCACGTGCTAAACGAGGGTCTTTAGCCATGTTACTTCTTTCCTGCTTTTTTGTTACGCGGGAAACTACGGTTCTTACTCTTAGTCGTAGCTGTTAAGTTAGAACGTTTGTTATTACGTGGGTTTCCGTCTTTATGATGTACGTCTTTACCGTCACCCTTACGTACAACACCACCTGCTTCTAACTTACGTCTAGCTTTATTACGTGAAGAACGCTTAGCAACCTGTGAGGGTTTACCTTGGTAGTTCTTATACTCTTTTTTGTAATCCCTAGCCAATGCCTTCACGCTTTCTATCAGGTTCAAACACTTCGTTTCTACGGAGCATACCTTCTAGGTACATAGCTCTCTCTACATGATCTAATGTGTATCGCTCACCAGTGCCTTGATATATAGCTTCACGTACATAGAAGACATCGCTCTTAGGAATGTGTACACGTCTAAGACGGTTAGCGTCACCAGTTACAAGAGCATCATAGAACTCTTCAATAACGTTTTCAGATGTATATAGTTGTATGCGTTTAGCCATAAGTGTCAACACTTAATGTTAAAATGTATGAAGAAAAGGTACGTGCCGCAAATACAAGTATTAGGATGGAAACAATGAGGAAGTGACTACTGTTTTGCGACACGTACAAGTTGGTGGCTTATACGAAGGGGAAGAATATCACCACTAACGTAACAGTAACACGTAAAATATAGCGTTACAAGATTAAAGTTATAACTTATTAGTGTTATAACTCTTCCTATGTCCACTTACCTATTTACTACACTCATGATAAAGTTAAAACTTTCTTAAAGTATTACTTTACTTTTAGTTATAACACTCTTTAGTAAGTAGAAACTTAATAAGTTATAACTCTGTGCTGCTACTGCTACGCAGTTATATGCAGAAAAACACCTCGGTCAATCCCTAAAATGTGTAATCTTTCAAAAAAGTTACTATTGTTTCAGTTTTGTCACATAAAGTTACTACCTAGTGGTCCATACACCCCCGTGTACACGTTTAGGTTGCGCTTAAAAATACCACTTCTGTGTGCTTGTACATATACACGTAACGCACTACCCCACCGTGGCCCTCGCATGGGGGGTGTATCTGCTGCTGATCGACACATTTTAAGTAAAAACCAAGGCCAAAACACCTTAAAGCATTGATTTTATTACGTTTTGTAACGGATATGGGATCGCTTGAAAGCGTATATTTGCATATTTGCAAGGCTATTTTGCAATTTTGCACGAATTAGCAAGATGGATGTACGATACCCCATTATGTGATCACAAATAAGCACACCCACCAAAACGTGATCACAAACATGCATCAGCTAAAACGTGATCACAAAAACGCGCTAACAAAATGTGATCACAAAATAAGTATGTCAATCATGTTTACCTATTCACGTTATATTACAAAATGTAACAATACGTGATCACCTAACCGAAAGTATAGGTGCAAAGCGCAAACGTATATACGAATTTACTTTAGAAAATAGAGGCCGTTTTTAAGCCCGTACAAGCGCGAAAACAGGCTGTCAGGTGTCGTGGTATAAAAAATTTGTGTTTGACAACTCAGCGGCGGTTTTTACTTTCGGCCTATACTAAATAGTCAAATCTATCCTTGACACATACTTTCGTCTAAAAAGCTATACTTTCGTATAGTTATGCTATCCACCTATACTAAAGTATATACACACCTATCCAAACGTATAGGCACAACTATCACAAAGTCTATACGACCTACCCAAACTATCACGCGCTACCCGAAAGTATAGGTGG